ATAAAAAACAGCGTTTACGGCGGAACGAATCAGCTTATATTTGAGGGTGCGACTGCTGATGCCCATGAAACAATTATTACGCCGACCGATGCGACGGCTGACCGGACCATAACCCTGCCGGATGCCTCTGGTGTGCCCATTCTTTCATCTGCTGTGCCTGATGCGGCCAATGCCGTGTCGGGTACAAACAGCGGATTTATCTTTGAAGGTTCTACGGCCGATGGCTACGAATTAACTCTTTCGTCTGCTGATCCTACGGCTGACGTTTCCGTCACCATCCCGGCGAAAACCGGCACGATTGCTTTATTGACCCAGACCGTAACGGCTAAGACTCAGGCTGATACGCCCGTAACAGTTTCCGCTGGTGATGCCGGACAGATTTACGACAATACCGGAGCAGGCGGCGCGGTGGTGTTCAATCTCCCCGAGGCGTCAACGGTAATTGGCAAGTCCTTCACTTTTTGCGTGACGGCGGAACAGAACCTTGATGTTAACCCGGCGGATGGCGATACGATTCTCGGCCTGACCAATGCGGCCGGAGATGCAATTCGCAACGCTACCTTGGGCGGTTCGATAACATTGACGGTGCTGGATGCTGCGAATATCGTCGCCACGGCGTATCAGGGAACATGGACCGACGTAAATTAATTATAACCCCCTGAAGCTGGCCGCGTAAGTCCAAAGTGCGGCGGCCAGTCCCACCAGGGATTTGAGGTCGAAATGACTGAAGAAGCATTGAAAAAATTGATAACTTCCCGGCAATCGAAGTTGGAAACCAACAGAAGCCAGATTGAACCGATTTGGACATCCGTCGCGGAATTGGTCAACATCGGATTGGGTGACATAACCAACAGGGGACAGAGCGACAAGACCTTTGGCGATTTAGGAAGGAAGGCTTTTGACGGAACAGCCATAGGCGCGGCTGTTCTGGCGACTTCCGGCATCCACGGTTATCATGTGTCGCCTTCGTTCCCGTGGTTCAATTACGTCATGTCACGGGAAATTCTGAACAAAGTCCCTGAAATCAAGGAATGGCTGCAAGCCGAGGAAGCGGATGTCTATTCCGCATTGAATAATTCCAATTTTTATTCAGAAATGTGGAATTACATTTATAACGGCTTTACCATCGGTTCGGTTGCTATTTACGGCGAGGAAGATATTGAATCCGGACGGATCGTTTTTGATGCCGTACATCCGCGCGAAGCCTATTTTGAGGAAAACAAGTTCGGTGAAGTGGATGTGTTTCACAGAAAACGCAAGAGGACCGCAAGACAACTTGTCCAAAAGTTCGGGAAAGATAAACTGCCGGACGCTATAAAAAACGCCTATGAGAATGACCCTTTCAACGAATTTGAGATTATCCATGCTGTATTCCCGCGTGAAGAATACGACGACCGGAAAAAGGACGCGAAAAATAAAAAGTATGCCTCTGTCTGGTATCTGACTGGATCATCAAAAATTGTTGATGAAAGCGGTTATGATGAATTTCCGTATAAAGTTTGGCGTTACATGCCATCATCCAATACCGTTTATGGCCTGTCTCCGGCGATACTGGCAATGTGCGACGTCAAGGGCGTGAATATTATTTCAAAGACGATGCTGGGCGCGGCGCAGTTGTTTCTTGATCCTCCCCTCAATGTACCCTCTGATTTGATGGGGAAGGTCCAGTGGAAGCCGAGGGGATTAAATCCCTACGATGACCACAACAAGATTGTGCGGCCGGCGCAGATCGGCGGCACATTCCCGATAGGCATTGACAGGGAGGAAAAGGTACAGGCAGCAATCAGGGAAAGATTCCATGTTGATACGTTCCTGATGCTGGCGAACCTTGAAAACAGGGGACAGATGACCGCCTATCAGGTCAGTGAAATGATGGGCGAAAAAGCGGCCATATTGGGCGCAGAACTGGCTCCGTTGAATACACAGATGGATGCGATCCTTGACCTTGTGTATTTCATTCTGGCGGCGCGTAACCCGCAGAACGGCGGCTCAATCAATCCCCGCCCGGATGCGCTTTATGAACTGGCGATTGAAGGGGATAGTTTTTCCCCGATGTATCAGGGGCCGTTGGCGCAGGCACAAAGACGATTATTCAAAACGCAGGGCATACAGTCCGCAATGGAATTTGCCGCGCCTATCCTTCAGGTCTTCCCGCAGGCGGCGGATAACATAGACGCCGATGAATTGCTGGTGGAAGGTTTGAGATCGTTCAACTTCCCGCAGAAAGCCATCAAGCCGAAAGATCAGGTGGCGGCGGAACGGCAGCAGAGGGCCGAAACAATGGCGCAAGAGAACGAGAAAGAGGACTTAATGAACGCGGCTCCAGCCATCAAGACAGCAGTTGAAGCCGACAACGCGGCAGGCGGGGCTTTATCGCAGGCATTGGCGAACAATGCGGGAGGAATAATCAATGGATAGGGATATTGTCCAGAGATACCGCAATGTGTTCACAGTCAAAGACGGGCTTTTTGTACTGGCTCATATGTTGTCGGAATTGGGATTCTTCGATGACATTGACCCGAATAATCCGAAAGAGGTTGCCCTGAAGATGTACGGGGCGAGGTTATTAAAGATAATCGGTGGCGGAATTATTGAGAGAAACGCCTTTGACGCTTTTATCAAGATACTGGCAACGCAGACCCCGGCGGAAATCACGAAACATGAAACGCTGGATGACATGATGGGAGAAGATAAAAGGAAAGATTAAAAATTTAGGGTTTTCGTAACGATACCAATAAAATTTTAAGGAGGATTTTTTAATGAGTGAAGAAAGCCAAAACAATGCCGGAGGCAACGAGGGCGGAGCTAATGGCGCGGATAGCAGACCGCAATGGATGGCGTCATTACCGGATGCCTACAAACAGCATGAAGGATTTTCGCAGTTCAAAGAACCGTCCGAGGCATGGGCGAAATTCGACGCGCTTTTGAAGGCTGAAGGGTCAATGGTCACGATTCCTGGTGAGGGAGCGAAGCCGGAGGAAGTATCAGCGTTTTACTCGAAGTTAGGCCGTCCCGAAAATGTGGACGGGTACACCATAACCAAACCCGCAGATTTACCGGAGGGCGTTCCTTATGATCCGGCAATCGAAGCCGAGTTCAAGAAGTTTGCCCATGCTCAAAATCTGACCGCAGCGCAGGCCGAGAGTCTTTACGGCTGGTATTACGGCCTTGTCAAAAACGGTCACGCTTCAGAACAGGCAAGACTTGAAAAGGCGCAGGGTGAAGCCATCGACAAACTCAAAACCGATTGGGGCGCGAAGTTCGACGGCAACAAGGAAATTGCCATCAGAGCTTTCAAAACATTCGGAAATGAGGAAACAGCCGCCCTTCTGGATAAGCAGATTGACGGCGTGAAGTTGGGCGATCATCCGGCGTTTATCAAGTGGTTTCATTCCATCGGCACAAAGATCATGGATGACAAGGCGACATTCGGGAATGACGGCGGGGCAGGCGGCGACACTGTGGAAGCCCAGGAAAGAAAGAGAGCCGAGCAGATGTTTCCGTCAATGACTAAAAAATAAGGAGAATCTTAAAATATGTCAACTTTAACTACTTATTACGGCCTCGTAGAACAGGCTAAAAGATTGGACCCCGATGGAAAATTGTCAACCATCGTTGAGGTTCTTAACCGCGAAATGGGTAATATTTTGGCGGAGGCTCCGTGGCTTCCATCGAATGATACCTGGACAAACAAAACCCTGCGCAGAGGTACTTTGCCGACTTCCGCACGGCGCAAGTTGAACAGCGGCGTTGCCAAAAGCAATTCGCGAACGACCGAAGTTATGGATGTTATCGAGATGCGCGAAGTCTATGCCGAGTATGACAAAGACTACATTGACGCTTTCCCCGAACCCGGACGCGCAAGACTGATGGAAGCAGAGGCGTTTCTGGAAGGTCTGGGCCAGGACCTTGTGTCTGACATCCTGTATTGCAATTCGCACAAAGACCCTGATGGTATGCACGGCCTTGCTCCGCGTCTGGACACCGTTGACGGTGAGTTTGTCATCAGCGCGGGCGGCAGTTCGGCTGTAACCAGCATCTATGTTGTCACTTGGGGCCCGAATTACTGTCACCTGATTTACCCTAAAAACATGGCGAACCTGGGTATCAAGCATACCGATCTGGGCGAAGTGACGATCACCGACGCGACAACTTCCGCACCCAATACAAGCCAGTTTCAGGGATACAGAGACCATTTTCAGGTTAAATGCGGCCTGGTGGTGCGTCATCCGAAGTGCATCGGGCGTATCGCCAACATCGAATCATCCGGCAGTTCCAACACGTTTGACAACAATGATCTGGTTACGTTGTTGAACAACATGAAGATTGACGCTTCCACCCGTATCTATTGCAACCAGACGATCAAGACGCAGGCGGAAATCCTGATGCTGGATAAGTCGAATATGTATTGGACGAACTCAGCCGACGCCATCAGCGGCAAACCGTTTATTTCGTTCCGTGGTATTCCCGTGCGGATGATTGACAAGGATATCCTGTTGAACTCGGAAACAGCGATTTCCTAAGATTTAAAGAAGCAACACAAAATAAAAAAGGAGATAAGTATTATGTCTATAATGGATAAAGAATTAACACTTTGCGAGGAATTGGATATCAACGGTGTCTCTGGCGCGGATACCACCAGCACCAATGAAATATACATTCCTCAGGTAAAAAATCACAAGGGGACTGCTATTGACGATTCCCCGAATAACAGCGGTCGTTTGTTTTGGAATTGCGTTGTTGAAGGCGCTGACCTTCTGGCCGCAGTTGATGGTTCCACAATCAAATGCGATCTCTGGTGTCATTCGACAACCGGTGCAGTTGATAACGGTTCGATCATTCTGACGAAAACAATTACCGCCAATACGCCGACCGATCATCCGGACGGAACGCTGTTGTTTAGCCTTCCGCTTCCGGCGGGACAGCTGGATCAGTATTTTGAGGCGGAGTTCACCATTGGAGTACAGACGCTTTCCACGGGCAAAGTCACATCGTGGATCGGCGGACCTGTTCAGCAGGGCGAATAAGAGTAAATTAATCAACCTCCCTCAAAACCGAGGCTGGGCGGTATATCCCAGCCACTATAAAAATTTAAGGAGCTTTTATGAAATTCAGAGCGAAGGTGAATTGTCAGTTTGACAACCGCATTTACAGGTCAGGCGACATTATTGATTACAACAAGGATATAGTCAAGTGTCCCGACTGTGAAGGCAAGAAGAGAATAGACGGCAAACCGTGCTTCAGATGTCAGGGAACGGGAAGAATATCCCCGCCTCATTTCTTCACAGAGGTTAATCCTGTTGCCGAGGCCAAAGCAGAAGCGGAGAAAGAAAAAAGCGAGGCCGAGGAAATAGAGGAAATCCGCAATGAAATGGAAGCAATCGGCGCTGCTTATGACCGAAGATGGAAGCTTCCGAAATTACGAGACGCTTTAATCGCCGCCAAAAAAGAAGGTAAAAAGGAAGAATAAATCATGGCCTCACAAGTAGCAATTTGCAATCTGGCATTATTAAAGTTCGGGTCAACAACAATTACTTCAATAACCGAAGATACCCGTGAAGCAAGGGCATGTCACGCTCTATGGGAATTGGTCAGGGATGATATTCTGTATTCCTACCCGTGGAAGTTTGCATTGACAAGATACTCTCTAGGAACGCCTTTATCTACTGATCCTGAATTTGAGTACAACTATCAATACACCTTACCGGCTGACTGTCTCCGCGTATATGAAATGTACGACTCTGACGAGGAATGGACGGTGGAACGAGGGGTCTTGTTGTCGAACCGCAACAGCGCGGATGATGATATTTATATCCGGTACATTGCGAAAATAACCGATGTTTCAAAATATCATCCGGCCTTTGTGAAGTGCATGGCAACGGCGCTGGCTGCTGAATTGGCGGTTAAGTTGAAGAATGACGAGAAATTGAGACTGTCCTATTTACAGGAATTGGAAACCTATATTGCGCGGGCTTATAAACTGGACGCGATTGAAGGCGAACCGGCAAAACACAAAAGCGAACAGGATTTAACGCAGGGCAATTATTCCTGGCAGACCGAGGGAAGATGAGGCTTATACAAACCAATTTTACTGCGGGTGAGTGGTCTCCCATGCTGGAAGGGCGTGTTGATCTGGCGAAATATGCCAACGCTCTTTATCGGATGGAAAACTTCGTCATTCTGCCTCATGGTCCCGTGACATTCAGACCGGGGACAAGGTTTATTGTCAAAACCAAAACATCATCCACGGCGTCACGGCTGATTCCTTTTATCGCTTCCGTCGATGATGCCTATATACTTGAATTTGGGGCTTTATATATCAGAGTATATAAAAGTCAGGCACAAGTGACATCAGGCGGGTCTGCTTATGAAATAACGAGTCCTTATGCTGCCGCAGACGTTCATGCCATACGGTACACGCAATCAGCGGACGTTCTTTATCTTTTTCATGAGGATTATGCGCCTTATAAACTGTCAAGGGTGGATGATACCGATTGGACTCTTGCAGCAATCAATTTCCGTCCTCCGCCTACGTCAGAAGTTGGAAGCAAGCCGGATGCTACGCTTACCCCTTCAGCAATTACGGGAACAGGAATTACGCTGACTGCTTCAGCAAGTATATTCAATGAGGGCGATGTCGGGAGGGTTATTACATCAGGAACAGCACGAGCATCAATAACGGGATACACGTCAGCAACAAAAGTCATAGCCGATGTCATTGACGACTTTTCCGACACGTCGGCCATTGCTTCGGGATCATGGACACTGAACGGCAGTCCGACAGCGTCTATTGTCCCATCCATAAACGGGCCTGTTGGCGCTATTTGCACATTAAGCGTACAGGGCGACACGGAATCATTGACTCATTTGATTGTGGATAGTGAAGACTGTTGGACCGCTTCCGGGTCGGGAACAAATGAGTATTATCTAAAAAGCGCGGCTTCGTGTTATCAGGCGACCATACCAGATAAAATTTATGTTGACGATGAAGAAATTGCCTCTGGCGTTTTAGGGTCACTGGGCGCGGATCAGTGGGGATGGGGAGACAATGACACGCTTGGTTATGATACAATTTACATTCGGCTGGCGTCCACAAACGATCCTGATACAGAAGCGGTAGGATATATTCAG